TGCGTGAGTGAACGCAGAGGCTACCATCCTTGACCTTTATCGAAGCGGAGAAATCCGCAAGGCTTGCCTCACCATTACGGGTGGCAATCCGCTTTGGAAGGACCTCGAACAAGAGGTCGTCCTGATCCTACTGGAGAAAGACCCCGACAAGATTACCAAGATGCAGGTCCAAGGGTACCTGCGATTCTACATCGTTCGTTTGATAATGAACCTGTACCGGGGCAACAATAATCAATTTGCCAAGAAGTACCGTCATCACGACGAGCGGGTTGAAGTGGATCCCGAAACCCAAGAACTAAGCAAGGACTACGACACCCTGCTCGATGACCTTTGGGCCATCGCCCAGCAAGAGATGGACTCTTGGGCCAAGGACGGAGCGTTCCCGTACGACAAGGAACTGCTGAACCTGCTCATGCAGACGGGAAATATGAAGGCCATGAGCCGGGAAACAGGCATCCCGTACAGGTCCATCATTTACTCCATCGAACAGGCCAAGGCCAAAATCAAAACCGCAATCGAAGCAAATGGATATACTGGTTTTTCCAATCCTGATTAGTGCTTTAGCGACCCTTGCGGTTGTGGAGTTCCGGGTGCTGCCGGGATGGTTCTACGCTCTGCCATTCGCCAAGCGGAAGCCGTTTTCCTGTATGACCTGCTTCGGGTTTTGGATGGGGGTCTTGCTGACCCTGCCGACCTGCCAATGGTACTTGGCCCCTATCCTTGGCCTTGCCTCATCTGCCACCGCAATAATCATTCGGGAATGGACCTTCAAATGACCAACGAGCAGTTCATCGTGGCCCAAAAGCATCGCAAGTATTGGGACCAATATGTGGCCTCGCTGACGATGCGACTCCCACCCGATGCGGTTGGTGAACTGCAAGCCATCCTTACGGCTCACGGACGACCGCCCACAAATTGGTGGTGTGCGGACTGCGTAAAATCAGCCCTTCAATACATTTACCTACAAGCGGACTTGTTTGCCGAAGCCAACCAAAACACCATAAACCACTCCCTGAATGCCCCTGCCAATCCCGAACAATAACGAGTCAAGAGAAGGCTTCATCGGTCGCTGCATGAGCAATAACCAAGCCAATGCGGAGTTCCCCGATACGGCTCAACGGCTTGCGGTTTGTGGCTCAACGTGGGAGAATCACAAGAGGCAGCAGTTCGAGTCTTATTCGGACTACGGCCAAGAGATTAGGGCCAATGCAAAGAGGGGGATAGAACTCAACGAACGCAACGGAAACAAGTGTGCTACCCAAACGGGCAAGGTCCGGGCGCAGCAGTTAGCCAACGGGGAAGCCATATCGGTCGAAACCATCAAGCGGATGCACTCCTACCTGTCAAGGGCCGAAACCTACTACGACAACGCAGACGACACCTCGGACTGCGGTTACATCTCCTACCTCCTGTGGGGTGGCAAGTCGGCTCTCTCATGGTCAAGAAATAAACTCCGAGAACTTGGCGAACTTGAAGGCGAAGGATGACGAAGCCCAAGTGCAGGCTCGGATGGATTCGCTCATGATGGTGATTACGACCCTGTGCGACTGCATCGGAGCGGTGGACGATTCCAATGCCCCGAATGCATTTGCCGTGAAGATGAAGATAGTGGACAAGATTGACGAACTCATAGACAAAATCGAATACTAATGGGAACCAGCAAGGGCAACGGCAAGTACATCGAAACCCCCGAAAAGATGTGGGAGTACTTTGAGGCATACCGGGCAGGGGTCAAGAGCAACCCAAGGCTCAAGACGGTATTCCCCGGCAAGGATGCTATTCCCCAATACGAACCCTTGGAGCGTCCGCTGACCTTGGAAGGCTTTGAGAACTGGTGTGCGGATGCAGATATAATTGAGGACCTTGGGGCCTATTTTACAAACAGGGACAAGCGATATAGCGACTATGTAGCCATCTGCTCGCGTATAAGGCGAACCATCCGTCAAGACCAAATTGAGGGTGGCATGGTTGGTCAGTACAACCCATCCATCACTCAACGCCTCAACAACCTTGTGGAGCGTCAAGAGAACACGGTCCACATCGAGCAGCCCCTATTCCCTGACAATGGCTGATTCTATCGTTGAGGGCGTTATTGACCAATTCAGGACAAGAGCCGAGCAGGGCAAAGCGAAGTACGGGACGACCATGGACCGCAACGACCTGACCCCGATGGAGTGGATTCAGCATTTACAGGAGGAACTGATGGATGCGGTGGTGTACCTGCAAAAGATAAAGAACCTTGAAAGAGCAGGAGAAGTTCATCCGAACCACGGCCGTAAATAAGGTCCGTGAGTTAAAGCGGTTCGTCAAAGGGGTACAAGGCGGCTCGTCCGCATCCAAGACGTATTCCATCCTTGCCGTTGAGATTGACCATTGCACGAAGAATCCCTACACGGAAACGAGCGTTGTAGCCGAGTCCATCCCACACCTCAAGCGTGGGGCCATGAGGGACTTCATGAAGATTATGACCGTTACAGGGCGGTTCAACGCTGCCCGATGGAACGCCACCGACTTTCGGTACAAGTTCGCTAACGGGTCTTACATCGAGTTCTTTTCGGCTGACGATGACTCCAAGTTAAGGGGTGCAAGAAGGGACAGGCTCTACATGAACGAGGCCAACAACCTTTCCTTCCACGCTTACACGGAACTGGCAGCACGGACCAAGCAGTCGGTTATCCTTGACTGGAACCCGGTCAACGAGTTTTGGTTTCACTCCGAACTGATGCACGATGAGGATGTAGACTTCCTTATTCTAACCTACAAGGACAACGAAGCCTGCCCCAAGAGTGCGAGGGACTTCATCGAGAAAGCACGGGTCAAGGCCGAAACTTCGGAGTATTGGGCCAACTGGTACAAGGTCTACGGCCTTGGTCAAGTCGGGACGCTCCAAGGTGCGATATACGAGGACTTCGAGGTCGTGGAGGGTATAGATGTCAGCCGAGCGAAATTCGTCGCCCTTGGGCTTGACTGGGGCTTCAGCAACGACCCGACGGCCTTGGTCGCTATATACCGCCAAGGGGACTGCCTGCTCATCCAAGAACTGCTCTACGCTACGGGACTGACCAACCAAGACATCGCAGACAAGTTGCGGTCGCTGGGTATCACAAGGGCTTGGGAGATCGTGGCGGACTCTGCCGAACCCAAGAGCATCGAGGAAATCTATCGTCTTGGCTTTAACATCAAGCCGGCAGAGAAAGGCCCCGATTCGGTCAGAAACGGCATCGACATCCTGAAACGGTTCAAATTGCAGGTAACCAAGGATAGCACCAACCTGATTAAAGAACTTCGGTCCTACACTTGGGCAACCGACAAGGAGGGCAAGAACACGGGGGTCCCGATTGACTCCTTCAACCACGCCTGCGATGCGATGCGGTATGTGGCCCTTAACAAATTGAGGGTTAGCAACTCAGGGAAGTATGTTGTGGTGTAACTTTGCGGAACTAAACCCCTAAACAATGACACAGGACGAAATTAGACAACTGAAAAGTTATGATATTGAAATCAAGTTTTTTGACCGAGGGTGCGTGGTTAGAGTTGGATGCATGGGATTTGCATTTGAGTGCGTTGAGGAAGCGATGGCAGAACTTGTGGCATACACCAAAGACCCAATTGGGGTTGGCAAGAAGTATGCACCAGAGGAGTTTGTTGAACTCAAGGGATGAACACCGAACGCATCCTTGACCTTCTAATCGAAATCGGGAAGACGCTTGCAGCCATTTTCTTTATCCTCACCCTACTAACCCTCCTTTGGACCTTATGAAAGTCGTCCACTATTACCACATCTATTGCGGAGGCAACTGGCAATTGATACTCAACCAACACATGATGGCGGTATGCAACTACGGCCTTATCAACGTCTTGGACGAAATCCGTGTAGGCATCGTCGGTCCACCCGAACAACGCAAGGCGGTCAAGGAGGTGCTGGAGAACTCGATGGTGGCTGATAAGGTCAAGGTCGTGGTTACCCGGACCAACGCTTGGGAGCAGGCGACGCTTACCGAGATGTACCGGGCAAGCCAAGAAGAGGAAGCCGTGTACCTCTACGCCCATACCAAGGGGGCTGCGAATCCATCCTTGACCACCCAACTTTGGGGCAGGTCCATGTTGTTCTTCAACGTGGTGGCTTGGGAGCGGTCCATGCAAATGCTGGAGCAGGTCGATGCAGTCGGCTGCCATTGGATTACCAAGGAGCAGTTCCCACACATGGCCGATGCCAACAACCCCGAAGGCTACCCCTATTTTGGAGGCAACTTTTGGTGGGCCAAGTCGTCCCACATCAAGGAACTGGGCGAACCTGCAAGGGACCACCGATTCCGAGCGGAAACTTGGGTTGGCAAGAAACCCGACACCAAGGTCTTTGATTCCAACCCCGGCTGGCCTTCGCCTGAAAAATTCGTTGTAACTTTTTGATATGAAACTACTCGCAAACATCGCCTACCACCACAACCCCGAAAGGCTGCCAAACCTTATCCGGGTCATTGAGGCTATCAAGTCCTACCCCGTGCAGGCAGACATCTTCGTGGACACCAACGACCCCGAAGTGGTGGGGCTGCTTGCGAACCAACCCGTAACGGTTCACGCTCACACGCAACTCTCACACCCTTGGATGCTGACCGCAGTCCATCGGACTCGCATCAAGGAAACCTACAAGTACTTTGACTGGGTGGCCTACTTCGAGGACGACATGATGCTGCCCAAGGAAGGCTTCGTCAACTTCACGGAGCGGTTCGATTCGATGTTTGCCGATGGCTTGTACCCATCCTTCACTCGCATTGAAACCTACGACGACAAGGAAGGGGAATGCACTCCCGACGTGAACGAGGTTCTGCCAAGTTCGGTGTGGTGTCAGTACAACGGCAAGGACTACGTGAGCCTGCCCTTCTTCATCAACTACCACGCTTTTTGGATGTTCAGCACCAAGAGGCTCAAGGAGGTACTGACCCGTAATCCGGGCGAACTTGACCACATTCCCAATAACGGCCTATACCGGGAGAGCCTTGCCTCTTTCCCAATTTGGTCATTGAATCTAAAGCCGATGCTGGAGTTCACGGAGCAGGGCGAACTTGCGGACCATTGCAAGGTGTTCCACCTAACGAACAACTACAAGCACGGAAGCACCAACATTAAAACCCTCTTTAAGCGATGAAACAACTCGACGCTTTACGCAACACCCCACGGATGTACTTCCTGCCCATCGACTACCATTCGGGCAACAACCGGGTGGATGGCCTTATTGACCTTTGCCAAAAGTACCTCAAACCCACGGACAAGTGCGTGGAGGTCGGTTCCTTTTCGGGGGTGAGCAGTCAGGTCATTGCTCTGCATTGCGGAGAACTGCATTGCGTTGATACTTGGGACTTCGGTGGCACGATGCCAGCCGAGCAGATGTTCGACCTGATGCACTCGAATTACCCCAACATCGCCAAGGTCAAGATGACCAGTATCGAAGCGTCCAAGCAGTATGCCGATGGCTCTCTTGACTTTGTGTACGTTGACGCTGACCATTCCTACGCCTCGGTCGTTGCAGACATCAACGCTTGGAAGCCCAAGGTCAAGCCGGGCGGTTACATCGCAGGCCACGACT